CCAGGATAGAATGAATTCCGTGGAACCACATTCGTCATCTGGCGCGCTTGACCCATTTGTCTCGCAAATCCTTGCAGCCCCGCTCTCGCCATTTGACGAACATCTGACCGAGACATTCCGGTCATGTCCATGACTGTGCGCTCTGCTCTGATTTTTGCAGCGTGCTCTTTTTGCTTTGCGGCGTATTCGTTACCCATATTACCAAGTAAAATCAAACACTACGGCTTCGACGAGGTTTCTTCCGAACGCATCTTCTGGTTGCGGAGTGAAACGATAAAGATAATTCCCAGCCCCAGGCCACGCAGTAGCTCCGACGGAGGCAGCTACGGTAGTCGGAGAGATGCTTCCATTTGCAACTGCATTAACTGCCCCGCCTCCATTTCCATTCAGGTAAGACCAACCGGTTACCCCATAAGTCCCAGTCGCGGTCTTTGTGATAGTACCGCTGGCTGTTAATGAATTAAACGCGGCATGAATTGCCATAGGCAATTGCACAGGGTCAATCGATGGTTCGACTCGTTGACCGTCACCAGCCCCATCTGTCTTGGTAATGCAGCTTCCAGAGCCCATCGAAACACTCGCCCCAAAGCTCGCTCGGCTATTTGCTTGCACACGTTCTCCGCGAAGAATCATGGAGATCGAATCTTCAATAAAGCTTGGCCAAGAGTTGACAGTAATCGCGCCTCCTCCCAACTTAGCCACAATCTTGGCCTTTACATTAGCTTCCGTAACGTTTTCCAAGTAAAAGTAAAACAGCTTCACCTTCCGATTCTGTCCATTAAAAGGAGTAAGTTTATACTTCAACTTTGGGATGCAATAAGCTGAGGCCTCTGCATTTGCTGCTGGAGAGATACCCATGCTAAATGGAGTGCTCGCAAAAACAATGGTGACAGTCTCGTTCGCGTTAGAATTGCCGCCGCCTGTCTCATAAATCACTTCGAGGTCTGTAAGCACAGGGGGCACTCCTTGAATGTCCATCGTCCCCTCCATCATGAGGGTCTCTGCATCGAGCAGGGCTTGAATCGCGGCAGAGTTAAAAGTCTTAACCTCCCACGAGCCCTCGTCGTTCGGCGTGATTTCCACGTTCGACGTGCCGAGCAAAGGCGACGCAGTTTCCTCGTCTGCCATCTGCTTCGTGAAACGCAGAGGCAATCGGCGAATGCCGTAAAGGAGCTGACCAAAGAGTGAACGTCCGTTAGACATTAGCGATTGTGCCTCCGAAAGAGTTCATACTGGTTAGCGTCCCAGTCGATAAGTGTCTGAAGCCCTTCCGCGGCTAGGGCCTGAGGCGGAGGAAGATTGCCTTCTGTCCGAGGAACAAAGACTTTCCACTTGTGATTGAGATGAACGATGGAAGCCCAGAGGATATACGCTGCTCCTTTGGTTGTCCAAGTGTCAGAAGTTGAAATCGTCGGGGCATTGGCAACTACCGTGATAACTCCAGTGAACGTCCCGCCTCCGGTAAACGTCAGCCCCGCAGGAGATTGATTGGTGGAAGTAGACGTGTGATAATTTGCCAGCGTCTGGCCCAAGTCCGACGCCACAGTCAACTTCCATGCCGTGCCGGAATGCCAAAGAAGGTAAGTAGCTAACGTCCCTACTCGATGAAAAATTGGATGCGAGTTATAATCGCCAAAAGGAGTATAATCGCCATTGACATCTGTCACGCCAATCCCCCCGTCCACAGTTACTGTTCCCGACTGACTTGTCCAGTCAGCCTGAAACGAATAAACCTCCATCCACAGATCGAAATTCGTTGAGAGCGAATCAGTCTCCTTTGGCCAACGAGAAATCGCTGTGCCAGAAAAGGTAAATCTCGATTGCCCCATCACTCCCCGCCGAAGTTGATTGTCCGTCGGATACCGAGGGGTTGCCCCACGTGTCTCACCCCGAAGCCGCTCAAGCGACTCTGCCGCCGTTGTCCAAATAACCGGCGCCAAATTCCCATTGGTGTCGAGCAATCCTGCTTCGATCACTGTCTTCACTGCCACAGACACTGCACTTGCATCAACTGCATTACTCAGGTCTCCTCCTGTGCTACCGTTTACCGTAACTTTTACAAGCTTCCGGCTGAACTCGAAGTCGTTATTCATTTCAGCGCTCTTTCGAACCTGATTGGCGGCCAATAGAAACATATCCAAGCCGTTGACTGTGAAGTCGGCCAGGGCAATCCCTAGATAGTTCGCCGCGAGTTGTTTGATTTCGAGTAAGGTAGACACAGGAGGAGATGAGTAAGGAACTTCCTTAGAAGTCCCGGCCTTGCTTGCCGAGCTTCATACTCTTGATGCCGGACGCGCCGCCCTGATACTGTTTGAGCTCGTTGTTCGAGTTCACGTTGTCTGGGTGCTCACGCGCGACCGGGTCGAGGAGCTTGTTCTGGTCAGTTTTGCTCCCGCCGCGACCGAAGTCACGATTGGAAACGCCTTTTTGATACGGGTTTGTTGCCATATACTTAGTTGGTTTGGTTTGTGGTTTAGACGGCAGGGGCCGTCGCTTGCAGGAACGGGATACCCGTTACAGTGATGTATGCCGCGGAGGAGGTGACATCGATAGGAGCAGGCGCGGCGGCTCCGTCAAAGAGGACGATCGTATTCGTGACGGGATCAACCGCCGCGGGATAGCCCTTGTTGTTTTCATCGTCGAACAGATTCGAGCACTCCAAGAGCTTCGAAAAGCCCAAGGCCGTAGCCCCAATCGTGTTCGATTGCCCGCCCTGGCCCGTGAGGGTCAGTTTGAGCGACCGCTTGAGCAAGCTGTTCGCAGGGTAGCCGAACTGGTGCTCAGCGAGGGACAAGCCCCCGTTGGCAACAGTCGGATACAGAGCGACAGCCGCAGTAGTAAGAGCCGCCATGGATTATTTACCCTCCGGTCGTTTGTCGAGCCCCTTGTCTGCAAGCACTTCTGCAACATCATCAACGTGCAGGCAGTCGCAGAGGCAGGCATATTCTTGCGCCGATTGAACAACGGCAATGCTGCCGTTGCAGTGGTCGTTACCGGGAACAGCGCTATGCAATACGCCGAAGGCTTCGATCTTCCCGTCTTGGAGGCGCACAATCTTGTCGCCGTTTTTGGCCTCTCGGCCATTTCGATAGTGCATATAATTACTTGGTGATACCGCCGAGGTTCTCAACGTACATAAACGCTTCAGGGAACCGGATTTCCAGCCCGCCCTCGGTCAGGAACTGATCCTTCCGCTTGTCCGCGTCGTTCTCCTGAATCATCTTCTGGACGTCGGTATCCGAGTCCGTCAGAGGGCGCCAGAACATACACGCCATGTCGAGACAGAAGGCCGAGTTCCGCATGAACGTCATGTTCGGATCGTTAAAGAGCGGGTGAACCTTGAAGTAGGCGCAGCCCGCATCCGTTTCGACCTTGTTGAAGAGCATGTTGAAGCCCTCGTAACCTTCATCCCGCATCGAGGTGACCTGAATCTTACCACGATAGTAGGAAGAAACCTTGTTGTAGAAGCCGGAACCGCAGACCCACAGCTTGCTGTAGTCCGAAGTCATGGTCTTCTCAAACGAGCGGGAATCGATTTCGTCCCAATCGGCGCCGGAGATCGTCGAACCGCCGAGCTTGATCACACGCTTGCGCGTGTAAGTCCGCCATTCAGTCTGGGACTGAATGTTGGTCAGGCCGTAGTCGGCACCGACTTCATAGTTATCGAGGAACCAGCGGATGCCACCGGACATACGCTTGGAAACGATCTTCCCGGTAGACGGATCGGCGACGGTAGTCTTACCCCGGCGACCGAAGAACGCATTCCACTCGAGACCGGCAAGATGGTCGATGCCGTTGGTCTTGAATGCGTCGGCGTAGGCACCAGTCTTGTCATACTTGAGCGGCTCCTTCATCGCAGTACGAGTCAGCTCGAAAGCCGTCTTGTGAATCTGCGTGTAGTTCGTGATCTCGTATGGGAACTGAATGCGACCGCTCTGCGAGCGAGAGCCTTCTGCGAAGGCCGAACCTGCGGAGACAACGAACTTACCTTCGTTCGCGTCCGACGAGTTGAGCACCGTGGAATACAGGGCTTCCGTGACACGGAACTCGATGTAATCGGCACCGTCGGTGTTGACCGTGGACACGACGCCGGTGAGATCACCGGTGCCAGACGTCAGGTCGAGGCCGAAGACCACGATGTTCTGTTCCACTTGGAATTCAGACGCATCGGTGACATACATACGGAGGATCTGACCTTCCGTAGTCGTGACAGGAGTGCCTGCCGTGGTGGTAGTTCCAGCGAGATAGAACACGACGGTGGCCGTTGGGCCTCCCACTGTGGTCGTCTGGATACCCATGTAGCGTTTCTCTTCCCACTTGAATTCGGGATGAGGCGTGGAGTCCACTTCCGCGAGGGAAAGCAAACCGGTGACAGGCGCTGGGCCGTTCGGGTAATCATAGAAGATACGCCGACGGTTATTCTGCGACCAGTAGTCGTCAATTGTTTCTGAGGATACGAGACCGAGCATGTTTTTGTTTTGTTGGATGTGGACGGCTCAGCGCTGTCACCGATAGAGAACTACCGCTTGGGAGCTCTCACGGGGCCGAGAATCTGCGCAGCGATCGGCTTGGAAGCCTGATTGCCACGCGAAGCCCCGGCTCCGCCACCTCCACCGCTGCCGGTGGAAGAGGAAGGGATACCATTGCCTTGCCGTCCTTGGTTTGCGGGAGCACTTGCCCCCAGAGTGAATTCGGGGTAGGTTGATTTGATCACCGTCTCGACCCCGGAGGCGAGTGCGGCGAAAGCTTGGGCTTCGTTTAAGCCCTGAAATTTGTTCTGGGCCGCGAGCTGCTGAGCGACCGCGGCGATCATTGGCTTCAGCTCGGGTTTGGCCAAAACAGGATACGTGGTATGAAAGCGAGATTCACGTTCGGCTTCTTCGCGCTGAGTCAGCATTTGCTGAACGGGTTGGAACTTACCGTTCCAGGATTCGTTTTGCTGTTCAAGAAGAGCCTTGGCGATGGTCACGAACTGCCCCATCATGCCGTCACGCATTTTGAGGATCGCCGCTTTCTGGGTTTCCGCGTTGCCGAATTCCTGGAGGAAGGTGTCATCTGGCTCCCAGAAATTGAGATTCTTACGAGCAGCGGCAAGCTCGGCCTCGGTGGGAGGCGCTTTGGGCTGCGCGCTGTCGCGTTGCTTAAACTGCTCAGCGATGACCGAGCCGAATTCCTTGGCGAAGGCCGAGGCGTCGATGGTTGGAGCGGGTGGGGGCGTATTCGCAGGGGGTGTATTACCTCCGCCGCTGGTATCGTTATCGCCGGATGGTGGCGGCGTTGTATCTCCGCTGCCGGAGAAAGAGTCGTCTTCGCCTTCAAAGAAGATGGGGAATTTACGTAGTTTCATGATTCAGTTTGATTGCGTTGCGTTTGGTTTTCCTCATCCAGCATAGCCTGAATGCGGCTCTCGAGGGTAGCAACTGTGTCCTCGAAAATGGTGACGTTAGACTTAAGAACACGACGCTGTCCTTTAAGTGTGGCGAAAGTAAATGCGTTTGTCTCGTTCTCGATTTCATCATCGAGGATGCGTTCTTCGATGAAGTCAAGATCACGCTTGGTGTTCTCGACGAAGATGAGGTGTACCTTGGAAGAGATGAAATACTTGAGCTCGAGAACAAGGGCCTCAAGCCGTTTGCGGTTTTCTACGCTCATTGAGGGGGAAGGGTGGAACCAGCAGGGGCAGGAGGTTGCATCATTTGCATCATTGGGATTTTCGGTTGCCCCGTGGCGGGGTCAATGTCATACTGAAACCGTTGGACTGGAGTTCCGTCACGGAGATATTGCATTTCTCCAATGATCTTAAGCGGGTCAAGCGCCATTGTGATCTGCTGCGCCGCCATCGGATTACTCTGGAGAAGCAGACCAAGAAGCTCTTGGAGATTCTGAGCCATGAAGCCCTTTTCGGAAGAAAGAGTAGAATCAAAAGTAAAGTAATCCGCGCCGCAGATGATCTCTTCAGGCGTTCCCTTGAAGTCGGCGAAACGCTGCATGAGCGCGTTCGGATCCTTCGTTCCGCCGAGAACACGCTTGAAGGACTCGAAACCGAGGGACTGACGGGAGTTGCTCAGCATCATGCGCCCGAGGCGAGCGTAGCAGGTTTCCCAAAGGAGGTGACCGTGCATTTTCATTCGCCCAGCGGCGCCAGCGGTAACTACGCGGGACTCACTCGCCGAGCGGCGACCAGAGTTATACTGACCCATTGCGTTGTCATTGACTCCGGTGACTACTTGCATGAGCTTGCCGAGGATATCCACGTCAGCCATGTGGCCCCCGGTGACGTCCTGGGCAGGAAGCTGGGATACCGCCATACGGGGGTCCATTCGACCAACGCCTTTGCGGATGAAGATGTCTCCTTCGCCGTCGTAGGACTTCGTCTCGACAAAGGCGGGGTTGATGATATTCCGGTTCTGGATAACTCGGCGAACGGAGGCAATGTGAGAGTTGACAAACCAAGAGATTACATCTTGGAGGCGATAGACGAGATCAGCCAAGCCAAGTGTAACCGTCTGATGCATGTCAGGTGTGAACTGCGAAAGCCCGTAGCCGAGATCTTGATGCCACTCGGCGCAAGGCTCGCAACGGATTACGCGAGAATCATTTGCAATCCAGATGGTGTAAAGAACAGGAAAAGTCTCTTCCCCAAGCGGATGCTTTTCATCGATGTTGAAATTCTTTGGAATGATCCAGCGGCGGGACTTCGTGACGATGACAGGAGCCGCATCATTCGAAGGATCGAAGGAATTCGGAGCGACAAAGGACATACGAGTGTCCGCACCGCGAGTTTTCTTGAGATCCCGGGGAAGCCCTTCGATATGATCGACACCGGCGACCTCGTTAGAGGCTTCCATTGTTCGAAGCTGCCCCATTGTGAAGTCTTCTTCGGAAGAACAGAAGTTGCCTTTGTAAAAGTCACAGAGAGGAAAGTCCGTGTCAGGGAACCAGCGATAGGGGGAGACGGGACGGACGAGATTGCCCTCGAAGCGAGTGAAATCCTGATACCCACCAGGCCCCGCCGGACCAACGATCGGCATCCCCATGAAGTTCTGGGTCATTGGGGCCTCAGGCACGACGAATACCTTGGCCTTTTTAACCGTCCATGAGGCTTCCATGGGTGCCGTTCCGAAGCGAGCGGTATCAAGGATGTTCTGAAAGAGATTCTTCGAACCGGAGGAATAGTTCCAGTCATGCGCCATGACTCCTTCACAGTCTTTCCATTTGTTCCCGAAGTCCTCATCGCCACGTGGCGTCAGCTCGAAGAAGTTCGTATTCTGCTTGAACATCAGGAACATGAAGCTGGTGAAGGACATCACCTGAGCATACGTGTTTGGAACAATCATCTTGGTAGGCTTGTCCTGAGCCTGTTGCTTCACATCGTCCTCATCGAGATAACGCTCACCGCGGAAGACTTGGTCTTGAAGATCCCAAGTGGTATAGTTCTTGGACATTTCCCCACGGGACTTCTTGATATCTGCCATGACAAGCTCGAGCATCGCAGAATGCAGCGGCGATGGTTCCTTGGCTTGAAGTGAAGTTACGACGTCGGGAGTCATGAGAGGTAAGAGGGACGAGGGGCAAACCCACGAAGGTCTTCGCCACGGGAAATGACAATGGGCTTGGAGCGAAACTCACCGTCCTCAGTTGGCTTGATATAATCAAGGCCATTTAAGACAAGGCGATAGAGATTCTCCATCATGTGATTGTCCTTGTCCTTCGGTTCGTTCTTTTCCGTGTCATACACGTAGTGAGAGAACTCGAAGAGGGTTTGTTTGAGATTAGGGGAGAAGTAAATCGTCGGCTGGCCGTTGGCTCGGCGCTCGGCAAGGCGCTCGCGCACGCGGGAGACTCCAGTGGAAAGGTCTTTCGACGCTTTTTCAAACCAGAGTTCATACTTCATGAGCTCGTCGAGAACAGATTCTCCGGTAACCGCGCAAGGAACTACAGCAAAGGGATCAATAAGGAGATCAACGCAGTTTCTTCCGTCGATCTTTTTAGCCAAGGCTGTGGCATTAGGGTCAATGAGGGAGTCGAAATACTGCTCGTCGTAGATGAAGGCGTCTCCATTTGGCGCCGTCGCTGCAAAGAGGAGTGCCTGAGGAATTCTCTGATGAACGTCCCACGCGACGCGAATGGTATGATCGACAGGAGGCAAGTGGTAATTTTCCCATCCCTTTGGCACATCGCACAGGACGTGAAGGTCGTAGACGAACTCTCGATAGACCATTCCGGCGAATGCGAGAGGCAGGCCATAAAGGCGACAAGCTTTTTCCTCTCGTGTAAGGGTAGCTTCGAATTCCTTGACTCCGGCTTCATTCCGGTAAGGGTTGTCATAGATGGAACCGGTGATGAGGTATTTCCTCTCAAACGAAACTCCCGCGTCAGCATCTTTAACCATGCGCTGACCCGGCGGACAGAAAAGATCATTAATCCACATCTCGTCAAGTGGGGTACAAGTGAAGTAATATGCCCCATCGCGATCCATAAGGCCACGAGCAAAGGCTTTATACATCGTCTCAGGAATCGGCTCATCTACATGGATAACGTCCCAATCATCCGATTCACCCCCGGTCTTCGAGTGCTTGTAAGACTCAACTGTGTCAAAGGTGATGGTTGAAGACCCTCCGCCGAATTCCTTTGGCCGAATGATTTCGATTGATTCCACACGGTCGCCGCGACCACCATTCGTAACTTTACCGATTGCGGACTTGGGAAGAAACTTCCAGAGCTTTCCCCAGGTTTCATACGAGCTTTCTCGAGTCGTAAAGACAGACTTTGCCTTATCCCAGTTCACAACTAGGATCAAAATCTTGAGCGGGCGCTGTGGAATGCCTGACGTGACATACGGATGATTGTGCCCGCCCGTATGTTTCTCGACTATGTTCCCCGCACCGTCGAGAATATCAAAGGCATGTCGATACCACAAACGCCCGCCCAAGGCCATAGCGAGGTCTTCAACAATTCCGCACTCCGATTTGCCAAAGCGATTACCCGTGCGGAGGTAACGACCCTTGGCTTTCGCCAAATGAAATTTATGCTGCTTCGCGTGAGGGCGATAGAATTCAAGACCGTTCTCTTCTTTGAGCCTTTTAAGCTCTGCCACGTCCTTGAGCTGTTGCTCAAGTTCCATGCAGCGGAGCTGGGCGAGTGCCCGAGATTCGCCAGAAGGAATAAGACCGTGGACTTGAAGAGTCATTAAACGTCAGTTCCGGGAGTGAAGGTAGTGACAGCGCCAGTCACTTCGATCGTGAACTTGCGGCCCGTAGCCGATTGGGCTTCGGTAATAAAGAGTGTAGCTGGACGATCTGCCGGGGGCAAACCGTCATAGACAGTCTTGATTCGGGAAAGGAGCTTCAGGAGAATCTGACGAATGTCTCCGGTGGTTACGTCAGCCTCAGTCGCGGTTAGCCCGGTGATCGAAGCAATCGGCACGGTGATATTGGTTCCGTCTTCGGACCACGAAGCGAGCCACGCGTCAGGTGTGAGGTCTTTGGCCATTAGGAAAGGTTAGAGAAAGCGATTTGGAACGAGACCGAAGGCAAGTGCGAGGTGGGTCAGGGAAATGCCGGAGTTGACTTGGAGCTTGAGATATATGTTCGCTCGGTAGTGTTCAACGGTCTTTGAGGCGATACCGAGTTGGTCAGCGATGGCTTTGTTGGGTTGGTCGAGGGCGATTAGCTTGACGATTTCGAGTTCACGAGGAGTGAGGGAGAGGAGCGCACCTGCGACCGGCCCAGACCAGTTCATTGCACTTGTTTGTTTTGGTATTTTTGAAAGTCAACGCGGAAACCGGTGAAGCTCTGTTCGATTCCATCGAGCCGTGCGGCGTTGATTGCAGCGTTAGCGCGAAGGTCTTTGACGTCAGCTTTGATCAGGTGAAGCTCAGACTTGACGTTAGTGACTTCGTCTGTGGCAATTTTGACCGTCTCGGTCATTCGGGCAAGACGAACAGAAAGGCTTTCCATGCCAAAGGTTGACCAGACTCCGTCAGCGATTGGGGTTTGGGAAACTAAGGCGGCGAGCAACGCAACACGAAAGGTTTGTGTCCCGAAGCCTTGTTTGACGATTTCGAGAACACCGTCAGCGTTTCGTTTAGCGGTCA